GAACTAGTTTTACAATAAATTTAAGTTTCACTTCTGCGGTGTCTTCTAGGACTGTGTATGTCAGGCTGTACGACAAGACGCTTGGGGCCGCTGTAGCCAGTATAGATACAGCAATTCCAGTGGCTAGAGATATAACTGAAGTATCTAGGTCTATGCAATTACCACACTCTGTTGTAGCTGGGCATGAATATGCTTTGCAGATATCTGCTAGCGTTTCCATGTCAATAACAGTGGATGATCTATCTTTCGATATGCAATCTATTAAGGTAAGTTAATGGGAGAAAAAGACTATAGCGAGCTGATACGTGACTGTGGTAAAGATGAATGCGAGGCCCACAAGTATGAGGTGGAAAGACGGAAAGATTTGTCAAAAGAACTAAAAGATATTAAATTGCAATCTAGTATTATAAGAACTGAACAAGTGTCACAAACAGGATGGTTAAGGGGCATAGCCATAGCAGGGGCTTTAGTGAATGCCATGATATTACTGGTAATAGGCGGAAGCTTTGTATTTACTATGTGGTCTCATCAGAACTCTATAGAACGCGATAGAACTCTGAGAGATGACATAACAAAAGTAACTGACAATCTTAGCGACTTAACTGTTACTGTAAACAGACAAGCGGCCAGTAATGATACCCTAGTTCAAGTGCTAAAGGAAACTAACAAAATTTTACAAGACTTGATAAAAGAAAAGGCTGAACTTAAGCCGCCTCCTAGAGACATGCTATATAGACTATGAGTATATTTAAAGACATACTAAGTATATTTAAGGAACCTTGTACTCTATGGTTTAATAGGCTACTTGGCCGAGATTGGTCTCATTGTTGCATTAATCATGACGATGAATATGGATCAGCAGAACTAAGCTATGACAAGGAATTTTTCAGATTAATGTATGACGAGGAATTAAAAGACTGCGTAAATAAAGAATTTAAAGGAATGGGTAATGTTATGTTTATAGGTGTCAGAATGTTCGGAAGATTTTTCATAGCAGGATTACTTTTATTTCTAGCCGGATGCTCTATTAAACCTCCTACTCCTAGAGCAGCATACTCACAAGGAGAATTAGATATGATCTCCGAATGCAGAGAGTGGGTAGCCTCTCAGGAGACTAATAAAGATAAACAAGCTTCTAGAGTTCCCGCAGACCAGATTGCTTTCGTAGTCATGCATCAAGAAACTATGGAGATGATTAAGCAGACATTTGGTAAAGCTAAGGATATTTGTCAACCGGGAGGAGATGATGGATACTTTAAAGCCTACGCAGCTTACGCTGAGAATCAAAAAGAGATAGCGGTTAAAGGCATGGAAACTGGAGGGAGCGTGCTTAAAACTGGATTAATGGTATATGGAGCGGTAGAAACTGTTAAGAATGTGGGATCAAGAGATACAACTACTACCAATACTACCGAGACTACTACAACAAATACAGAAACAAATACTGAGATTCCATAATGCCTTTCACATGGCCTAAAGAAGATCCTAAAGATGGAGGTCACGACTTAGAAGACCGCCTATTTAAGATAAACATTACTAGCGTGGTGCTGGTAATTAAAAGACTAATTAAAAAATGGAGAAAGAAAAAATGAACTTAGCAGCTAAAGCTATATTCAGAATAGGTATCCCTATAGTTGTTGACGCTATTGTAAGTGCTATTGAAAGCGCAGACCTCGTTAAATACAGGGACGAGGCAATTAACGGTTTGAGACACTTGGCAGACAAAACTGATACCAAAATAGATAACTACGCTGTGGAAACACTAGCTCCAGTAATGATGGATTTCAGCAATATCAAAGTTGTTTCTGAAACCCTCATACCGCAGGCCAGAAATATTATTTTGGCGTCTGAGTCTGAGTACGATGATAAGATACTCTTACCTATACTTGATGCTCTTGAAGCTGAAGTAAATGAAGTCATAGGGGCTTAATATGGTAAGCATGTTTCCTGCTCATAATTTTAAAAGAAAAGAGTTTGAATGTAAGTGCGGATGCGGTGGCGACACTGTAGACGCAGAGCTTCTAGCTGTTCTTGAAAACCTCAGAGCAGTGGTAGACAAGCCAATTATTATTAATTGTTGCTTTAGGTGTCCTACTCATAATAAGGAAGTAGGTGGGGCCAAGAGTAGTCAACACCTGCAAGGACGAGCTGCTGATATTGTAGTACGAGACTTAGACGCTAGTCAGGTATATGATATACTTAATAACCTTTACCCTAATCAATACGGGATTGGTAAGTATAAAACTTTTACGCATATAGATACTAGATGCGAAAAAGCAAGGTGGTGAGTCAGTGCTGTCACTGTTTGAGATTTAAGAATAAAAATGGGCACTACCAGACCTTTCTTCCGGTATGCCCATTTATTAAAGTTAGTCATGGCCTGTGCTACGACTGTATGCTCAAGCTATACCCGAAATATAAGAAGGCTCTTCTTAACCAAAAACTAATAACTGGAGATTGTTAGATGACACTATTTAGGGCCTTCTTATATATCACTTAAAAACACTTCATCATTAGCCTTCTCTTCCAACCGTTGTTGCATTAATTCTGCTAAGTCCTTAAGACGAAACTTAGTAGCATGGGTTAGCTTAGATATTTTCTTTTCCAAATCCGTTTCGGGTGTCCAAAGTAGAGACTCCCTCTCTGGTCGTATTTGACTAGGATGAGTAGGTACCAGTTTCTCTAGCATGCCGCCTCGCCATACTTGAGTTAAAGGCACGCCATCAACTACTATCATACAAGTAGTCAAGTCTCTCGGAATACCAATAGGTTCTTTAACGGTTACGTCTGTCATTTTCATCTCCTTTTTGTAAGCTATCAAATCTTAAACATGAAGTTATGTGACTATAAATTGAAGACTCAGATAATGAAGAAGGTATTTCTTCACAGCTTATCAATTGGTCATTCATTATAATGACATGCTGAAGAACATTTTTATTAACCCTGAATAGATGCTCTTCTGATAAGCCTACTTTAGAGACTTTTACTTTAACCATTTAGTCCTCCTTTTCGTTTTAGATAGTTTAATAGGTTTTGTTGTACGCTGTTTTTCTGTTTAAGAGATTCATATATAGCCTCATCAATCGTATCTCTCATTAATAAATGATGGACTATAACGGCGCTAAGCTGACCCTGTCGATACAAGCGACCAACTAGCTGTATATAGTGTTCCAAGCTCCACGGCAAGCCATACCACACAAGAATATGCCCACCCGCCTGTAAATTAACTCCATGACTTAAACTCGCCGGGTGACATAAAAGCAGCGGAATTTCTTGTTTGTTCCACTGCTTTATGTACTTAAGAGTTATATGAGAAGGTGTGCCGCCTGCTATTACTGGAACTTTTGGGAATACAGATCTTATCATTTCCAGCTCGAACTTGAACTGTATAGCTACTAATACAGGTTGTCCTGCTGAAGTATCAATTATCTGTTCAAGCCTGTTAAGCTTAGTTCTATGTATTTCTGCGAACTGCCGATGCTCTATTAAATCAGGTAAATGACTAGGCTGATAATAAACTCCTCCTTGAACAAATTGCCGTAACTTATTAGTCAAAGCGCCTGCTGTTGGCGCTTCGACAAATTCGGTCGGCCCGAGTTTCTCAATATTAAGGCATAGTTCTTTTTCCAATTCATCATACTTTCTACGGTTAACAACACTCAAATCGCAGTAAATCAGGTTGTCAATCCTTTCTGGCATATCGAGATAGTCACGTGCGTCCAGACGATAGGTTATCGGCTTTACCGCTTTATGTACTAGCGGAACCATTTCTGGTCGTACATTATAGGTGACAAATGACATGCCAGGATAAGAAAACGACGAGCAGTATAAGGACCTAAAATCTGATATTGTTCGTTCTAAAGCCTTACCCCCGTCTAATAGAAAGTACTGACTCCATAAGTCTATTAGCGAATTAACCGCAGGAGTGGCGCTTAAGCATATGGCATATTCGGTCCATAAAAGCTGGCGCATTTTTTTAAGTAGTTTAAACCACGTAGTTGAATGAGACTTAACCATAGAAGCCTCATCATAAATTATCATACGTCGTTTCCACTTAACTGCCTGTTTAGAAAACCAAGCTAACCCCTCATAGTTCATGAGAAGAATGTCGACGCTATCAATATCTCTTAAACTTTTCTTAGGGCCGTGAATAACTTGATAAGTGGTATTAGGATACCACTTTTTAATTTCATCAGGCCAAGTGGACATGATAGCCCCTAATGGCCCGAGCACAATAGCAGGTTGTTTAACTTTCTCTCTCGCGGTCAGTGCTATTAAAGTTTTACCTAAGCCCATATCTACCGCCATATAAACTTTTTTATGCTCGAGAAAGAACTCTACTGCGTCTCTTTGATATTGATGTAATTTCTGCCAAGTATTACTTATCATATCGCCATCCTTTAAATCTAGGTTGGCGAGGCTTACCTGACGGCTGCAGATTTTTAAACTCAACTATACAGGTTAAACCAATATACGCATCCTGATTTATGAATATGTCATACCTGTCTTCGTAAGTCAACCCCTTCATCGTGCCGACTTTAAACTGTAAACCGTTATATTCTACAAAGATGCCCCCGGCAATTCCTGCCATTTTACCTTTACCTTCATAGACTCCAATACACTTAGCGTCAATAGACTGTATAGGCACTTTACGCAGCCAGCCCCATGACTTGGTGTTTGTATAGGGGACCTCTATATCTTTCCAAACAACTCCTTCTAAGCCTTGGCTAAGCCATACTTTATACCAATAATGTAATTTACGGATATCAGTAATTCGATAGTGGGGAATCTGTTGGATATGTGGAGTATCATTTGGTCTGTGTTTAAATCGCGTAGGAAGATTTCCAGGAGCCACTATATCTATAATTTTTCCTACAGCTTCGGGAGTATTATTGTAGTCCCTGATTCGACCTGACAGCTTATTAAACTCCATACCTTCAATGTACAATTCCATGTCTACGGGGTACGAAACTTTAGAGTCTTTCAAGTCTTGAATTATATGGTCGAAACCGTATAGTGGTTTAAAATCTCGCGACCATAGATGAGATTCTCCGGGATAATAGAAGCCTCTTACGCCGTCATACTTAATACCGACACAGCCATTATTGTGAAATTTTGTCGCATCGAAATCATGACAGTTCATTACTCTGTGTTCAAATTTCATTTAGGTCCTCCATATATGCTTTATATGAGTTAATTAACTGATCTACGCCTTTAACACTATTAACTACATAAACGTGCGGTATGCGCTTATACAGGCGCTCTATTTCGCGTTTTTGTGCGCTACTTAGTGTTCCTACTTCTGTTTTCGCTTCTACTAAGCACATATACATAGGAAGAACAACTAAGCGGTCTGGCATTCCTTTATGGCTTTGACATACTATTTTACGAGTAAAACCATTTAACTTACGAACCTCTAAATCAAGGTAGTTTTCAATTTGCCTTTCTGCTTTTCCCATAATTGTCAGCCCACACAAATAATGCGTCTAAGTCTTGATTTGGTAATAATTTTCTGTATCTACCATAAATCCTAACTATGACGCTTGAACGTTTACGCCCAGTTAATTCCACGAATAAATAGGGTATTACTTGAGCGGGTAATGTACAAGCTCTTAATGCGCGGCCAAGTAGATGCAGATCTATCATGGCATTTTCATAGGACTTGTACTCCACGGGCGATAACGCCACGTTATCTAATAGCTCTGTTATCATCCTTTTCTATACCTCTTGGCAATATAGCCCTCTGCTTCTAGAGGCAGTCCTTCAGCCCATTCTGGAATACTGCATAGAAGTTTATTAAACGTATCTAATGTATCTGGCCGTATGTTTTCATCATCAATCTCTCCAATGCCCTCATCATGAACCGTACCAATGAGGTTAACTTCAGGCATGTGCTTATCGACTTCTAATAGGCCATTACCCATAATATCATAGGCCAAACCTTGGATAATATTCTCAGTTATCCTACCAGGTATCAACCGCATTTCACTCCACTTTTTAGAATATGGATTAACCCCCCAATGACCGGGAGCCACACCGTATTCTCCGTCTTCGAGGTATGGGTCCATGTAGAATAAATTACGCCCTGACGGCAAAGTGAGCATTAGCCAGTCCCTTCCAACTCTATCTCGTACCACTTGAAAAATGCACTCATTTGTTTTATAAGCTCGTCCCGGATTAGCTATGGCTTTGACACACGCGTTTTTGAGAGCGTACCAAAGTTTCTTAACTAGGTGATACATTTCTCTGTAGGCGTCTACAGCAGCTTGTGATTCTGCCAAAGTTAACATAATTCCCCAAGCCGCCGCGGTTTCTTTAAACCTCTCCGCCCCCATTCCGTATCCGCAACCAAGAATAATTACTTTGCCTATCTGCCGCTGAAAGTCATTTACTTCAGATATTGGTATTTGAAATAAATAAGCCGCCATGGCTTTGTACTGATCTTCATCATCTCGAAAAGCTTGAAGGGTCTTTTGGTCGTTTGCTACAAAAGCCAACAATCTATTTTCAATAGACTTATAGTCTGACACCAATAAACTTCTATTAGGGCCTGAATAGATCATTGGCCTAATCAAAGCCTTTGCCACATTAACTGGGTCTTCAATCGGTTCAAAGTTATTGAAAGCCTCTATAAGCTCTTCAGGATTTTTAACTTTAGCTCTAGGAAGGTTATGCATTTGAAAACCGCGACCTCCCCACCGGCCAGTAGAGGCTACATGGTATTGCAAATTATTGTATACTCTTCCGTTATACTCCATATCGATAAGTTTGCTATACTTAGCAGTAGATGACTTACCTAAAGAAACCCTAAGTTGGAGTAGTTCTTTAGTATCTTTAGGCAAGTCGTCTCGCTTAAGTTCTTTCTCTACAGTGCCAGCTTGCATGTTAGGCATACTGCAGCCATGAGAGTTGAGCCATTCCAGCATCTTAGCCGTTTGAGTAACTTTGTTTACCGTGTATCCGGTTATTTCTGGCACGCGCCGAGTCATCTCGTCAGAGTATCCTGAAATATAGTCGAGAATCTTACGAGCACTATCAATGTCGACAGGCAGCCCATTAAGATTCATTTTTTGCGTAAGCACCCAGAGTGACTGCCCGCATGGTGTCAATTTATTACTAGGTAGGCTGTTGACTACATGATATGTTGATTCGACGTCATCAGCGCAATATTTAAGAAAGTCTTGATAATCTGCTTCTGAATAGTGTATACCTCTAATTGGCCGCTGTCCATCTTTAGTCGGGACACATATTTTCTTAATAAGAATTTTACCACGTTTATCTTTTTTAACTTCGACGTCCAAAATGTTTCCTATTTGGTCTAACCCGCTAGGAAGCGTATATCTGTTAGCAAGAGCCATCGTGTCTACCCAACGCTCCAAGGGCATGCTTTCAAAATTGTATTTATACCCTAGAACGCTAAAGGCTAAAAAATCAAATAACGCGTTGTGCGCGTATAGTATGCTTTCAGGATTAAATAGTATTTCTGGTATAGTCATACCTGGGACCCACACTCTAACTGGGCCGTCTTCTACTTTGTATGCCATACAAACTATATCTGCTTCTGGATGCATGATATATTTAACTGACCCTGAGTCTATTAAAGACTCAGGGCTATATGTTTCAAAGTCTATGATTATCTTTGTCATAATCCTCCAATCCCACCCACCCAGCCAATAAAGTTAATGCATGCCTAATGCTAGAATAGACTCAGACATTACAATGTTAACTACTTCTTCAGGCACCTCTCCTCTTCTTGTTAGCTGCCACAATAAGTGACACTTAATATGGAGAGCTTGTTTAGTAGACTTATTGCAAGTCTTCTGAGACTTCAAGTCCTGCGAAGGCCTCATCTGCTGATTGTCTGTCATCGAGTCTTTCTCCTTCTCTTACAAGCATTATATTATTCAAGCCCGCACCAACACCCTTACCGCCTTTAGGATGATTGTAAGGAAAGAAACCGATATCAACATTGCAGTAGCAACCACTATACAGCTGGTCTTTATCGACAAATGGAGAAAGGTCTGGACCAACGACACCGGGTTTAGATTTGTTATTGGCGTTGAAGAATTTGCTATCAGCATAGTGCTTCGGCCGTTCTTCAGTTTCAATCTCTTCATCGCCATCACGCAGGCACTCTTTAAAAGTCGCGGATTTGGTGTGCGCGTCTGTAAAAGTACCTTTGCTAATGCCGAGAGCTTTGGCTTTATCAATGGCCGCAGTAATTTCAGCAAGCTGAGGATGATTCTTTGGGATGATAATACAAGCGCTATATTTATCATCTTTATTTGGTTCAAAAACGAAAAGCCAGTCTACTCTAACATTCTTAATAATCATTTTGTGTTTCTCCTACTTCAGTTTTATTGTTTTGGTTTATTGGTCTATAAGTTAAGAACTTTATCCTCCTCGCTAAAATTCTTATCAACATACCTTTTACGGTTGTTTTCAAGTATTGCGCTGAAGGCACTTCGCAGGTCCCCTCTAGATACGCCCGCAGCATCGCAAATGTGATGTAGAAAGAAAAGACAATCTATAACTTCCCTTGTAAGGTTATTGACGTCAATATCCTCACCATCACGCCAAGGTTTCCAGTTAAAACTATCCATGAGCTCAGCTACTTCCATGAATAGCCCAGTTGTGTGGTCACGTAGATATGTAATACGCTCGGCATCAGTCATATAGCCAGTCTCTATACCTCGCTCTCGCAAAAATAAATCCATTTCAGACCAAAATTCAATCATAGTTTACCTCAAATGTGTTTCCAGCATTTCTCTTCACACTGCATTTTTCCTTGATTACACGCTCCTGATACGCAAGGTGCCACTAACAAATCGCTAAACTCAGGCCAATGAAGTGCAACAAGAGCTTTTATATTCTGCGCGAATATTTTTATTTCTGCGGTATTTCGGTTACACATTCTGAGCCGCATAAAATTGAGTAAAGCTCTAGCATTTACCGTCCAGATTAAATTCACGGCGCATGCGTTTGGCAGAATCTGACGAGCCTCATAATTTGGCACACCCCTGTCTATCAAGGTTACATAGGCATCGACAATACTCGCTAAGTTGTGGTCAGTTTTGCTAAACTCATCAATATAGTCAGGATGCACTACCATAGGATAGTCCCGATAATCCTGATAGTGCTGGCTAGAGCTTGTGAAACTGCCCATACGGTGTCGAGTTATTTGTGCAAGAAATGACCGCGAAACGCCAGAAATCTTAAATGTATATACTACGTGTTCAAGAACACTAGTATGCTCAGCTTTAACTAAGTATTCTAACAGGCGCCGTATCTTATCACTGGTCGCGAGGTCTTCCGAGACAACTTGCCTCATAGTCGTTTCACAGGCCCATTGAATAAGTCTATTTGGAGATGGAGTATTTTGAATCATCCAAATATGAGTGTCTCTGTAGCTTTGTGTTTTCATTCTCCGCGCCTCCTATCTTCTATAAGAGCCGCAAGAAGAATATTATAGTTAATTCTGTCACCAAGTTTCTCTTCAACCCATTCAACTGATGGAGTATAATTAGTATCAGCCTCCATGCGGCGAATGGCCTCAAGTACTGATACATCATGCTTTACCACCATGCCATGTAAAGCTGAAACTGGAGTGCATTTACTGATTAACGCAGCCTCTTTAAATGCTATCAGCCTATCTTGAGACGCCCCCATATAACTGTCCCCTTTATTTGTAAGAACGTCTTTGGCTGACTTAAGCATATCATTGGCAAGCTTGTTGAACTCTCTTTTTTCCATGAAACCTCCATATGTATATACGTACAAATGATTAAAGTATGCAAATAAAAAGAGTGACAGACATAACTGCCACTCTTTAATATTATCTGACGAATATTACATCAAGTCGTCTTCAGACACTTCCTCGTCTTCTGGCATTTCCTCAGGCTCAGTCTCTTCTAGCATTTCAGGGCTAGTAGGTTCTTTAGGAAATTCAAGGCCTTCAGACTCGAAAAACTTGGTAATGGTTTCCATTTCAATCTCAGCAAGACGCAGCTCGATACGAGCTTTTTCAGCCCTGAGGTCAAGCTCTTCAGTCTTACCTTTCTCAGCGCGGTCCGCTGCAGATTTTGCCGCTTTTTCACAGCGATCAACGCGTTTTTTAGCCGCGAGATAGCGAGCGTTTGGGTCTTTTGGAGTTGAAGTCTTTGAACTAGTAGCCTTTTCAGCTCGCATTGACTCTGCTTCTTCATAAGAAACAACAGAAAAAACTTTAACAGCTTTTCCATCAATTTCTTTTTCTACTTCAACTGGACAAATTGGTTCGCCAGAATATTTAGCAGCGTTTCTAAGAGCTGTCAAATATGAGGCCAGGGCTCCAGTTGTACACGCAGCGGCTGCGCGAATTTCATCACGGGTATGAATCCCTTCTTTTACCATTGATACAACGATGTCTTGTTTACTGGGTTTATTAGTGTCGCTCATAATATCCTCCTGTTAGGTGTTGGTTGAGCTTGATAATGTATGTAAAACCACTTTACATACAAAATAATAATATATTTTCAAATAAAAGTAAACACTTATTTGCCATTTAATGCAATTACTATACTGTAATCGTAATTACAGTATAGTAATTCGGAACTTTAAGCTATTCTTCCACAAGGGCGTCTTTAAACTTCTCTTCTGCGGTTCGGTAGTCAATCGCAACGCCTTTAGCACTCTCATGAACCAAAGTTGGAGTACCTTCAGGCTTAATAATTAGCTCTTGAAACGCTTTATTAGTTTTCATTTGACGGTTCAGTTTTTCAGCCTGAGCAGGACTTATGAACTTTGAAGTATATAAATCGCCTAGATCCAAACCAAAAACATTGGCATTGAGAGTCATCCACTTTTCAGCTTTTTCCTCGCTTTCCCATTTTCGATTTGCTCTTCCGGCGATAATTTTGAAACGCGGAACCGGAATTCCATTTTCAATTTTACGCTTTAAATAAATTCCGATATCACTAATATAAGTCGTCAAATCTCGTGACTTCTCAAGCAAGTCCGCAAGTTCTTCAATACTTACCTTTTCAATTCCAGCGTCAGCCACCGCAAATACTTTTGCAGCCACTTCATTAGCAAAAGCATGACGAGCTTTACACCCGACATTTGCAGGGCACCAACGGCACTGTTTATGACCAGGGTTAAACGGAGGATGCTGAGATAACGCTAGGTCGACTGAAGGCAAAAGGCGCTCGTTCATCCAAAGAAGCAAAGCATCTGGATCATAGCTAACAGTGTCATAATTATCAAGCCTAGGTTGTACAACATGAATATCAATACGCTTGTAAGAACGTAGGGTATTCACATTAACTGCGGCACCACAAGCATAAGCATTCAACTGGTCGTTTTCCTCAGCATATACAGCTACTCCTTGACCAAATTTCCAATCTGCTACTATGAGTCTACTATCTGCGTCACATTGAAGTAGAATTACAATGTCTGCAGTTCCTGCCACGTCATAAAGCCTCGGATCATATTTAGCCATAGTAACTTCGAGCTCAGACCAAATAGAATAAGACCAATCTTCACCGTATTCGGCGAGTATATTACTAAGATATACAATACAATCTTCTGCGGCATTCACCTGATCTTTTTCAAGTATAGGCGATACAATATCAGGTTTTACTTTGAGCTGGCTTAATAATTCTTTAAACTCAGGTAATGATAACATACTTTGGTCTTTGATTAATGGACGTAGTGTTCGTTCTACAGCAAGATGAAGTAGAGTACCTTCAGCCGCATAAGAAGTCTGCCCAGATTCAAACTCCTGGGCAAAAGTATAACTTCCTGGACAATCAATAATTCTTTGAAGTCTTGATGGACTCATTGACGCATGAACTTCTGGTGGCATCATAACTATCTCCTTTCTATGATTTGACCCACTATTGGGTTATATTTTATAGTAGGGCTTGGCGGTACTTTAGCTTCTACTACCCGTGTTACCTTATAAGGATCTGGGTGTGTTATTACATAGTCTCCCATTTCTATATCTCGGTTTGCTTCATAATAGTAAACTTTAGACCATGTTCTGTTTGTATTTCTGTATCTAACTCCTATTATTTGAGTTAGCATCCCTCTCCCTCTAGTTATTGCTTTTAAATTAGTTCCTCGTAACGTATCGTTTATTGAGTCGATACTACTAAATTTTGTTGTTAATATGCCTCGAGGTACCCTAAATTTTAATTTTATTCTTTGGTCTTTGTCCTCCTTTTCTATAGCTGTATTTGAACAATCTTCCTCACTTGTAGACGCGCCATCCAGGCCTTTTATCCGTAAAGGATAGCTAAATGCCTTTAAAGTCTCGCATTCGGGAACTGTGTCGTATATACAGCTAAATTGTGCTGTATCTAATACCGACCCACTCTGAGCGAGCTCCGATAATGTCGGAGCTCTTTTTATAGCGTCAGAGCAGGACGTTACTTTTTTCTGATTTGGTCAAAAGTATCGTTGACCAAGTTAGAAATAGCCGTCTCTTTAGCCTCTTGGTAATACATTTTAGCAATTTTAAATTCCAGTTGTTCAGATCTATTCATCTTACGGACCGGAATATCAGACACGCCTCCTAGCTCAATTACACTTAGGTTACCTAAAGCTTTTGCTTTGATATACCTAGCTGCAATCTCATTGAATGCTCTAGGTACTGTATCTGACTTCTGACAAACATAAACCCCAGTGATGGTTTTAGCTTCGTCATTTTTCTTGCCAAAATAAGTGTCACTGTTAACTACGTAAAATGCTTTCATAGTGCTTCTCCTTTGTTTTTATTATCCACTTTATGCGGTTGTTAATCCTGAAAACGCTTTAATTCGTTTTCAAGAAGTTCTATCATTCTTTCTATTGCTTTTACTTCTTCTTCTATACTGCCAGGTGAACTATCGATATAGGCATACCATGGAGAGTCCTCATCTCTCTCACACACATATGTATGACGGATATCTATTTGATCATGCCATGCACTAACTGGGCAATAATTACAATAATGTAAGGAATGTGGGTCTAGTAGGTGCATTTGTTCAGCATATTCGCAAACATAACAGTCATTTTTAACATGCTCGTCTTTAAAAACGGGGTACATTCCTTTATCTGGTATGTTGTTATCTCGCATCCATACCCACACGTCCAGTGATCTTTGTATAGCTTCTTTGGCAGTCATTAACAATCCTCCAACCATTCAGGGAGCCATGTAAAGTCACTGCTCGGCTCTCTTCTGCAATAGTAAAACATTTCGGGTTTAAAGCTTGTTACAGAACAGTTTGACCAGCAACCATTCTCGTCACAAATATAACCGTTCTTTTCAAGCCATTTAACTATCTTAGACGCTTTCTTTACCTTCTTTACTTTTGCGGTAAGCTCTATAGGCTCAGCGTGTTCATAATATTCATCCGCTGTTTTATATGGATATTCTGGATAGCTGACATCAAATCCACATACAAATTTTTGTAGGCCATTTTTTTAGCTTCTGGTCACTATTCCATACTATACACTCAATTTGTTCTCCTTTCCTTAAGTATTCCGCTATTGCTGGATGGCAACCTGAGTAGTCAATAGGTTTTGTATTATATTTCGCTTTTACTAATACTGCTGGTATAGCAGAACAGTCAATATATGGCAAGTCACTACAAATGTCACTAATAGCACACATTTTTACAATTATTTCCTTTTTCCACTTTATATAGCTTACCTTTAATCTCTACTATATCTCCAATCTTCTTTCCGTCTAAAATTGCCATAGTTATTCTCCTTTATTTCCTATTATTGTTTTTACATATTAACTGTAATGGTTTTTTCCAGGCCTTCCAAAATGTTAGTGCTTTTTTACCGTCCATTTCAATAATCTGTTCGTTATTAAACTTCCACCACTCTTTTAGAGAGTGAAATTCACATCCTATTTGCATATGAGAATCAAAAATAGTTATATAGTATACACCAGTAGACACCTGAATCGGGATTAGTGATAGTGTAATACCGTCTGGTATTGTTGCTCCGTACAGGGTAGTACTATTTAAATTAGCTCCACTAAAATCAGCTCTACTAAGATCAGCTCCACGAAGATTAGCTCTACTAAGATCAGCTCCACGAAGATTAGCTTCACTAAGATCAGCTCCACTAAGATCAGCTCTAAATAGATCAGCTCTAAATAGATCAGCTCTAAATAGCTTAGCTTCACTAAGATCAGCTCCACTAAGATCAGCTTCACTAAGATCAGCTTCACTAAGATCAGCTTTAGATAGATTAGCTTCACTTAAACTAATATTTCTTTTAACTGCGTTTTCTACACACTCTTTAATAGTTGTAGATTCGTCCTTATATATATATATAGTATTTCCTTTAGTATCGCGTATTCTCATAGTTATTCTCCTTTATGTAATAATTGTATTAACTCAGCTTCTTGCCCACTTACTAAATTTCTCCTTATATTTATTACTTCAGCAGTGCCAAATATTTCTATTTGGCACTAGTTCAGTAATAACTACTCACAAGTTTCAAGTTTTCTTTTTAGGTTCGCAATTATGAGATTCTGTTTTTTAATCTCATCTATTGCGCTCTGCATAGCCTTTTGATCCTCGACATTGCTTTGCAATAACTCGCTATTCATCTGTTTAAGGCTTTTGTTCTCTGTTAAAACTCTGTCAGCCTTTATACTTAGAATAAAGAGAAGCATCGCTAAAATGACTAATATATTAATCTTCATGCTTAGCTACCATTACTAGGATCAGCTCTTTTAATATATCAGTATTAGTACTAGATGATCTAGATGACGCGCAATAATCATAAAAACCTCTGAAAATTGCCTGAGCCAAGTCATCCATCTCTTCTTTGTTTTCATGATCGCTATTTTCAAGAAGCGCTAAAAGTTTTTTCTCTATTCTACCTAACATTTCAAGACTACGTGGAGTACGGGGGTCGTCAATTTCTGCAATGAGTTTTTTCTTTTCTACTTCAATACCACGAGTCACCAAAGCCAAAGCTAATTGTTTATTACTGATTGTTGACATCATAATTTTCATCTCCTTTTTTTGTAGTGTTTTTGTTATTTGCATCCATTAGTTTGCATATTATCAAGCTTTTTCTGAAGATCGTCTATCTCCCCTTGAAGTTCATTTTGCCTTGATTCACATAGAAGCTTGTTTATATCACCTAAGAAGTCTTTAGGCAAAGTAGTACCCATTCCCACTTTTGAATCATAACAAAATATGCTGTGGGATAGCTTCTTAGGATCATGCCACGGCCTTTCTAATTGATATGACATTCTTCTATGCTCCTTGCCTCGCTTAACCCACATTTGTGCATGCTCGATACATTGGTTTAGTTTACTCATATCATCCTCCTTAAGGTTGGTGTTATTTTGTGAACTCGTGGAGTTTCACAGTTTTTTATTTTTAATATACCAAATATGATCAATCCAGTAAATAACAAAATAACACCAGAGAAAATAATTTCAACAGTTAATTCAGAGTTTCTTGTTGCTTGAGGTAACCAAGTTCAAAGATAGAAGCTTCTATCGGCATTAAGTAACCAGAACGTTTTACTCTACCTTTGGAGTCTCGATATTTTAATAAACCATTTTCAATTGTAATAGCCCCCATCTGTACAGGTTCTTGAGCTGTTTTTGTCCAGACACCTAAAACTCTGGCCAGAGAATGTTTCAACACAGATACCTTTACAATCTGATTTGTACGGTCTCTTATAGCAGTAGCTACTTGAGTTAGTGTCATAACTCTAGGGTCGTCATATCTGACTGCTCCTCGTTCAGTAAGATATGTATCTAGTTCAAACGTTTCAGAAAATACAAAAGTTTCTTTTATTAAGAGGTCCACTTCTTGGTCAGCTTTGTGGACATTACTATTTATCTCATTAGTCTTCTTAATTTCATCAGCTGACAAAATCCACAAATTCGGTTGTTGTGATGCTGGCGTATTCTTAAACTCTTGCAGTAACTCTTGATATACTTTTACCATAGGTAGTTTAGCTTGTGCCGTCGTATTACACGCCAATACTGGAATCACCATAATACGCCGCGAGCCATCATCAGTTATGGCTAATTCTTTTTTATTAGTTGTGCCAAAAAATACACATTTACGCCTTTCTGGAAGAGGCGTCGTTCCATATAGTGGTCTATAAAAATCCTCTGACTGCACAAGAAAATTCTTGAGTGCTGCGTCGCCGCTTTTCAGAAACTCTTCAATCTCATCTTTTAACCATATTTGTGCGACTCCAGCTTCTAGTTGTAGTTCTTTGACCGAAGTTTTAGATAGCGCTGCTTGAGATGCCACAACATAATGCTGAGATAAGTTATGAGGTAATAACTGTTGTATCCAAGTAGATTTAAATGTCTGTTCAGGCCCTTGTAATATAACTACACCAGTAGTAGCAGCATAAGACCCCATATACCAATGTGCCCTTATAACCCCCATAAGATTCTTTTTCATATAGGATTTACAAAGCTCTTCGTCAGCATGAGGATGTAATGTCAGCGTATCCCAAAGCGCTTGAAACCATGATCCCGGTTCGTTCTCAAGCGGAGGCGCGGATTCAATCCACCGTTTAATAGGATTAAATTCAATTCTAGTCGTAAGTAGTGCTCTGGCACCAAGTGAAGCACAACTAGGACCAGCATTGGGCATGCCATTATCTTGGCCAAACATAAAAGCCTGAGTTTGTAGTTTCTCTTTGTCTACTATTGGCTCGCCACTTGAAAAGTATTTGTCTAATAATAGTTTCGGCCCTTCTATATGATGTGCTTTAGATATTGAATTCTGATATACTTGAAGCCCAAAAAACTTAAACAGTTCAATCCAGTTAAAACTATTGGTTTCAATTGGGACTAATCTCCGGTCATCTTTTGGTCCTATTTCTTTAAGATACGGCCAGTTGGGTTTCAAGCTATTCGCTAGTCTAAACAGGGTTTTATACGTTATTTCTTGGTCAGTCTTTGGTGGATTCGCATGGTATTTTGCCATCGCGTCTTCAATATTAACAAAATTGAGCTCATCTTGAGATGACCACTCAGCAAAAAGTGCAGCTCCTTCATGGGCTTGTCCTATTAAAGCACTTGCATGATGCAACGCCGCGGCTATAATCCTCCAGTGGTCATAATCAGATATATTCGGCATTGGAGTTACAAACTGATTATAGGTATGCCTGATTATATGTTCATACTTAGAATAGGTTACAGATGGAGGTATCTTAAAGAGCGCATTTTTCAAAGTATCCATGGAATAGTGTACTGTCTGAATTCCAAGTCCGTGGTTTGTAGGAATCCCTTGCTGTGGCTGTAACATAGGTGATGCCTGGTCAGAACTTGTAATTCTCGGTTTAACTAAAGTAGCCTCAAGAAGCCGCGCCTTTATGGTAGATACTTCACTAGATGTAAATGGCGTTTCAAATTTATGCCCTGTAAAAGTTAAAAACTGAGTGTGAATAAATAAGGTTCCTGTCATATCGACCAGGGAATCTGTCTTTGCTTTAAGATGCGCTAGCTCAGCCTTTTCGGTACTATATATTATATGTACACCCTGACCTGACGGGCTGAGTTCCATATACGTAGGTCTATACTCTAGCAAATCTTTAACAGGTTGTGGCAGGTCGTTATATGTGAAATTCGGAGGTAAGTCATCTACATCAATGATTATTATATTATCTGTATCTTTGAGTACAAAACCAAAATGCTGATAATTATCATCATCTAGTTTTGGTATTAAATTGTTAAGTGAATAGCCAAATGCCTGACCCGGCCCACCAATTGGTCGCTTTGGAGAAGTAACAGGTTTATTCTCACTATCAGTTTGACCAATTATGTAACAGGGTATCCATTGTTCTATTTCACTAAGAGACTGCGGAATATTTGAGTATATCCACTTTAGTGATGATTGTTCATGAAGAGATAGTAATGATCTATCTTGAGTAGTTATTTTCATGATCGTCCTTTTATTAATATAGTTTAGCTAATTGTTAATTGTTAGCTGTGTAATTGTATTAACTATGCTGAAAATATTTCAGATATATTACGAGTTATGGACGATATGTGATTAGATATACTATCCGCTTTCAGTTGTATAACCTCAAGATGTTCTTGCTCAGATGGTAGCTCTTGCTGCTTTTGCATTGTTTCAATCAACTCTTTATATAATAACAATGAAGGAATAGACGCTGGAATTATGCGATGCGGAGCATTGTCCAGGTGGTATTTCACCGTCGACGAGCTGACCTCATAATACGCAGCAATTTTTACTATAGCAACATGATGCTGTGCCAACCATATTATTTCAGAGACTTGATCAGGAGTTAACTTTTTCTTTATTACTTGTGCTACTTGCGTCTCTAGTTTTGTTTCTGGTTGGTCGCTTTTTAGGATTTTAGTCATGGCAGGTCCTTTATATTTAAGTAGTTTTAGAGGTGGGGCAAAACGTGTTTCCTCAATATGGATCGGGTTTCCTCATTTTTTTGTCAAGGATTTAGTGTTCGGCCCCAGTTTTTATAACATTTTTGTAATATTTTTGTAGCTTTTGTAGCTTTTGAGGTTTTTAGGAAAAATGTGACATATTTTTTACCCCCTATTTATAAGGTTCGAGGTTCAATTTACCTTGTATTATTAGTGTTAAGGTGTATTTTTTTAGCGTTTTTTATTATACCTCAGAAATTTTTATGCGTAAATAAAAAAATGCATTTTTTTTATTAATAATATCAGCTAGTTAGAGGTACCACATTTACGGATGCTTGGTTTCATTGCCTTTCGTGTCATGCTAGTTAAGTATATGATTTTATTACATAAATTTTCTGAGGTAAAGAGGAAAAGAGGTACCTTTTTTTATCCTATTTCTTATAGAGTCATATTACGAGATATGTATATACCATCAGAGTATATATGTATGTATATACTGATAGAGTATGTATGTATATATCAGCAATGTATGTATGTATATACCAGCAGTGTATGTATGTATACTCAGTGGCAGTGTATGTACTGTATGTACTGCCCGAGTTATACATCAAAAAATAGTCATTTCTATATATATATATATATAATATCCCTAAATTCCTAAAAAATATATATAAATATATAAAATTATTACATTTTTTTTAAGAGGAAAGCAAAAACTGTTTCCCTTTACTCCATTTAGTTTTCCCTATATAACTAATTTTCCTCTCATTTCCCTCAATATGAAGAAAATCAGACTGGGAACGTGCAACTCTTGGGCATATAAGTGCTCTGTGACGTAGGGCATCAACTATTTGGCCGAAACCAAGACCTTCGCAACCAGAATGGCGGCGTCGTATCCCTCGTTTTCATTGGCCTGTGGCACTCAGACTCGGTTCTGAATAAGGGCTAGGCGGCGTAGTTGTAAAGTGTGAGTTTAGGTTCTGGTTCTGAATGAGGGCGAGGCGGCGTAGCTGTAGGGGGGGGCACAAGTCCAGCGGTTAAGAGTGACGGGCTTATAATTGGTCGGTGCGAGTCAGAAGTTACAGAGCCAGAGATACCGGTGGTTTGAAACAGAACTTGCGGGACAGAACATTACGAGCCAGAATGGGTGACACGGTTTGGTTGGTGCCGGCGACACGGGACAGGGCATGGTGGGGTCGAGGTGCAACAGAGACAAAAAAGAAGCGCTGATCTAAGATCAGCGCTCGATGTGTGGTTATAAGTACTTAACTGCGTTCTTGAACGGAGTCAACTTGTCTTCTCGTTGAATGCCGAGTAGAACAGTCTTATTGTCAACTTTCTTGGTACGAATGTTGAAGTCTTTACGAATGTATGTAAATTGACTGTCGAGGCAGTGTTTTCGATTCTCAAAGTTTTCGGTGTTGTAGTTTGGATCAGTCGCTTCGAGAATCTCTTTGTCAGTGAGTGCTGCTTCTTTTGAATTGATCATGAATTGCACGATACGATCTTTCCAAGGTGTGGATGAATCTACTACGGTTTTGGCGTCAACGGTTTTGGTTTCATCGAGGTGTTTTGTAAAATCCATGGTAATCTCCTTAGTTGAAGTATCTATTATCGTTAGTGATAATAGAATAAAAAAAGTTATAAGTATAAATCTGTGATATTCGGATCTGGTTAATTGGTTATTCGAAGCTCTGTGTTAATAGCAGGTTGTAGCCTCGTTCTACATCGAGTCTAACCATCCTGCTATCATGTACAATAAAATCAGAAATATCGAAACTGTGAATCTGTTGAGCCATTGCCTGATGTTCTTCATGTGATCTCCTGTTGATAAAATCTAATGCTGTTATAACCTCTGCGTCTGATAATTCGTAGATACCCATTGTAACCTCCTTAGTGGAATTAATAAATAAAAGTTATAAGCCTGAAACCTGTGACACCCCGACCTAGTTAGGTGGTGGATATATTTATCGTAATTTGCAGTGATAACGAACCTGAAAAGTAAATTATGTAGATGTGTTTGTAGGGCCCGCCCGGGGAAAATTAGTGGCTCGGATCCTAGAGGTGAGCACTCTGACACCCACACCGCTATTTCTCGATACCAATCTTTTCTACGTATCTATGTATAACGACTATTCCTATACTAGAATACAAAACTACGCAAATTTAGCGAAATTTCCTATGCACACTTAATTCCTATATAGCGCCTATACAAATATAAAGACTATTTAAAACGCGCGATATGGATCAGATTTAGGCTTTTACTCCTATACGTATATACGTATAAAAAAACACTTTACTTTGCTGTGGAAACACCCTATTATGTATAATATAGGGAGTTGAATTTATTACAAAAATACGTAGAAACGATCAATGTCAAACCTCCAATTATACAAGCGGGACGCCTGCAAATTCGACTACGAATTCTTGGGCAGATCTATTCAAGACCTTGCCTCTATCTATGGGTATACTCCAGCTATGATAGAGCAGGAAATTAAAATTGGTCAATGGATTCGGAAGATTGAACCAACATCTCTGCCGGAAACTTCCGATATAGAAAAGTTTGCAACTGACCTTGAGAAAGTTACTAGGGCCAAACTTAGTATAATTTCTCTATTTAGACAAATTGAGCAGCAGCCTCTCATTGCTCAAATTGAGAAAGCTGCGTTAGAGAAAGCCTTAGAGCTGACAACGAATATACAAGCTCATGATGATAAAGCCACGGCAAAATTAGCAAACGTAGTTAAAGCCATCGCAGCACTGCAAGATAGGAATCCAATTAACCTGGCCGATCAAGTTAAAGAAGCACTTAAAAGTGGGTCTGGCCAAGTAGTAGTTCAGATAGCTAACAACATACAATAAAATATGTCAGTTATTCAACTTCCTATACTTCCACTTCGCGGCTACCAAAAGCCGTTGTGGAACTACATGCTTCAAGACTTGCCTGGCTTGAGGGCCTTGTCTGTCTGGCCTCGTAGAAATGGGAAAGACTTAACCGGCATAAATATCCTCGCGGCGAAAGCCCTTCAACGTAAGGGGCTATACCACTATATAGCTCCCTATGCCAATCAGGTACGATCTATCATTTGGGAAGGCGCTGACGGTTCTGGTCAGCGCTTTATTGATTATATACCCAGAGAATGTATTGCTAGAAAGCTTGATCAGCAGATGAAAGTCTGGCTCTCTAATGGGTCTCTCATACACCTTCTAGGTTCTGATAATCCTGATGCGGTAGTTGGAACAAATCCTGTCGGCCAGATATATACTGAGTTTTCACTACACAAACCTGGTATCTGGGAGCTCATGCGTCCTGTGTTAGCAGAAAATGGTGGGTGGGCCCTGTTTAACGGCACTCCTCGCGGTATGAATCACATGTATCAGATGGCTCAGATGGCGAAAGCCAACCCAGCGTGGTTCTATGAAAGACTCACCGCTCATGATACTGGATTTCCTACCCTTGAAGATATAGATAGAGAAAGAAAAGCAGGTATGCCCGAGTCTCTGATTCAGCAGGAATTCTTTACCTCGTGGTCTGCCTCCTCTGAAGACACGCTCATCCCCTTGGACAAAATACGTCTATGTACAACAGTTGAACTCTCTCCTTGTGACTATAATTTTGCTCCTCGTATCATTGGTGTTGACCCTGCGTATGCTGAAAAAGGGGATCGAGCTGTTATTCAACGTCGTCAAGGCCGTATGTATTTCGAGCCTGAAGTTTATCAAGGAATAGACCCGATGGCTCTTGCTACAAGAGTATCTGACCTCATAAGGGAGTGGAGAGCCAACTATATATTTACCGATGCTGGGCGAGGTGAAGCTCTCTGGTCAAGGCTTAATCAGCTTGGCCATGAAGATAAGGTTATACCCATTAATTTCGGCGGCGCGACTTATGATGAGTTGTATCACCGAAAGAAAGATGAAATGTGGGGCCGATTAAAAAATCACATTTGTAATCCAGCAGCGCCGCCATACCTGCCTCCTAACGATGAACTCATTCGCGACCTGTCGGCCCCACATTTCATAATTAATAACTATGGTAAGATGCAGTTAGAAAGCAAGCAGAGTCTGTTAAACCGAGGTTTTCGATCTACTGACTTGGGAGACGCCGCAGCCTTGACTCACGCCGAAGATTTAGAAATGGAAGAGACAGTTACTCCTGATATGACAAGGTTAGGGCTAACGAAAGACATGCTTGATATAATAGAGGGTATTCATGGAACTCAGAGCTATGATCCATTGGAGTTTCTTCGATGACAGATATGAAGCGTTATGCTATCGTGCCGTTACTCAGCATGCCGAGGGACTTAGTCCAGTATTATTGGCAGTCCCTGTATATGGCAGACACATTGAAATATCGTTTGTGTGATGTAGTAGACCCAACGTGGGACACCGTCCAGAAAATGATTAAAAAGATCGGCGATCGTATTTGGCATGTGGTAGACTTGAAAGATAAGAGAGTCTGCGCGGAATTTGCAATAGATAATTTCACCGGTCGATCAGCTCAGGTTCATTTCAGTATGCATCCAGAAAACAATACAAAACAGTCATTATTTCTGGCCAAAAGCTGTACAGACCAAGTTTTAAATGAATGGATGGACGATAGCGGGCATGAGTATTTACATTCTCTATATGGCCTGACCCCTGTAAATAACAGAGTGGCCTGTATATTTGTTCAAAAAGTTGGTTTTAAAAAAATTGGTATTTTGCCTAGCGGAATAACTAGTCGGGGTAAAATAGTCGATGCTATGCTAACAGTTAAAACGAGGCGAGTAAATGGGTAGTATTGGCGCAGATAGTCGCAGTAATACTGAAAAATCAGGTTCGACGACTATAGGGAATATAACGAGTACAATTGGTAGCCCAATTCAAGGTTTAAGAGTTTTCGGAGACTGGGGCAGTAATATAGCCGATTTTGATTTCCTTGGAACCGCAGGGACGCAGGCTATGGTTAATACTGGAAAAGTTATATCCGGAGAGGAAGAATTCGGCCAGCATAAAGACTGGGTAGGCGGTAAAGATATTTCTGCGGATTTTTTCAATACTATGATGGGTAGTCGAACTAGAGAGTCACAGGCAAAATGGGACGACTATTATGCTACTTTAGCCGAACAACAACAAGGTAGGTTGTCTTCAAAAGGCGACCCAACTAATAAATATAAAAATACTAGGTCAGGTAAACGTGACAAAAATATTCACGGTACTGTTTTATTTCCTGGTGATGAAGAAACTGATACAGGGTCGCTATTATAGGAGGTTTTTGATATGGGAATAGGTGGTTCAAAAGGTGGGGATAGTGGCGGCGGTAAAGCAATTCCGGTTTATCAAGCGCCCGTTCAGGAGGTTGATTATACCGCGATGTATGAAGAAATGTTGGGTGGTATGATGGAGAATATGGCTGCTGCGACAGCAGCCAGTAATAAAGCTTCGGCTGACGCGGCAGCGCAGTCACAGGTGGATTATGGAGCCTCTCTAGCCGAACAACAAAGGCAGGAAGGCATAGCTGATAGAGACGCGCAGTATTCCAATTACATGGACGCGGCGTCAGCGGCTACTGATTATATTAATACTGAGATAACTCAGAATCAGTCTAATGCTCGGCTGTCTGGAGCAGACTATTCAGTGACTGACGAGCAGAAAAGTAAAATGATTAATGATTATTTTGCTACTATATGGGGGGCCGGCGAACAGGCTTCTCTCGAGACGGCTATCGAAACTTACGGAAATCCACAGGGCTTTACAGGTTTCACTGTAACTCGAGGAGATGACTCAGTATATAGTAAAACTTCTACAGCGACTGAGACCTCTAAAGGGGTTACAACGGGTGCAAAAACCATAGCTACTGAAGACGAGGAAGCGACTCTCGGAGCAAAACAAAATATATTGGGGTAATTATGGGAAGTTCAAAAAGTGGTGGCGACCCGCCTTCAGCCACTGTAGATAATACAGCAAATGAAGATGCTCAAGCTGAAATGATGGCGGCGCTTCAGGCGATGTCTCAAATGTCACAGATGATGATGGCGTCGGCCATGAACTCAGGGTCCAGTTTTGAGGCTACCGCGATGCCGGTTATAACTAAGGCTGATGAGGTAGATTGGACTGAAGAAAATGAAAAGCTCGCAAACAAAATGAAAGGCGAGTATACAGTGTCTCAGGCTCAGAAAAAAGGACGGCAAGACACTATTTTAACTAGTCCTCTACTAGACGAGGAAGAGGCTGCGACTACGGCTTCATCAATTATATCAGGTAAAACATCATGAATGCAGACGTATCATTTACGACGGCATACGCTCTATATAAAGAAGCCTTACAAGAACGTGATGAATGGGAAGCAGAGTGGCGTCAGCTTTCTGAATATCTTTTACCTGGTCGTGGAATTTATCAGACAGTCACTAAGCCCCGTAAGCGCAAACTTACTTCTACTAAGGTTATTAATAGTATAGCCGAAGACGCGCTATATGTGTTAACTTCTGGCATGCATGGAGGTTTAACTTCGCCTTCAATGAAATGGTTTGATAGGACATGGGCAGATGATAAGCTTAATGATACTGAACAACTTAAGGCTTGGCTTCAAAAAGGCACAGACAAAATTCACGATGGATTTCACGCTAGCAATTTCTATAGCATTATTAACAGTTTTTATATTGAGTATGCTGGTTTTGGGACTGCATGTATATTTCTGGGGGAAGACACCGATAATACTGGGTCTCCGTATAGATTTGAGCTTCTCACAGTTGGTGAATACTGTTTTACGATGGATTCAAGAGGCAGGCTCGATAACTTTTTCAGAACATCTTTTAAATCTATTAAGCAAATAGTAGATGACTTTCCAAACGCCCCAGATGATTGGAAAAAGAAAGTTGATAATAATGAGAGCGGTATAAATGTTATTGACGTATGTATTTTAGAGTGGGTATCTAAGAATGAGTATGAGGATAAAGCTTTTACCCGAGTAGTATATATTCTTTCTGATGGTAAATCAAATAAACAAAAAGCTGACACATCTCAAGCTCCACTTATAAAAGATGGTTTCTATGAGATGCCGTATATAGTTTCTAGATGGAATACAATAGGAAGTGATATACTTGGCATAGGGCCAGGTTCAAGAGCGCTGCCAGATATTAAAAGACTCCAACAAATGGAGAAAGCTTTTCTTATGGCGACTCATAAATCAATCGACCCTCCTATTAACGCCCCAGCTAGAATGAAAGGTAAACTTAATACTCTCCCAGGGGGCCAAAACTATTATCCAGGAATTGCAGGAGCTGATGGGATTAAGCCCCTTTATGAATTACGGTTTGACTATTCTGGCGTAAGCAGCGCCGTTGAGAGAGTAGAACAGAGAATTCAGCGGTGTTTCTTTAATGATGTTTTTCTTACTGCGTCACGTGATCCTAATGCTTCACCTCTAAAAGCTGCACAGGTTCATGAAGAAGGACAAGAAAAACTTCTTAGGCTTGGCCCAGTAATACAGAGGCTTATTTTTGAGATGTTTAATCCTCTTATTGAGCGTGCTTTTAATATCCTTATGAGGCGTGGGGCTATTGAGCCTATAGATACTTCTTTTATTGGTGACTTGGGTGAATATAAGATAAATGTAGTTAGCCCATTAGCCGCGGCGCAGAAACTTATAGCCATGGATGGAATTAAAACATATATGGGCTTCTTAGCAAATGTCGCTCCAATCGACCAGACAGTTATGGATAATATAGACCTTGACTATACTGCTCGATTTGTTGGAGATATAACTGGAATGCGTATAGGCGTATTAAGGCCTCAGAATGATGTAAATAAACGCCGGGCGGATAGAGCTAAAATAATGGCTCAAGAGAAACAAAAACAAGAAGCAGCCGCCGCGGCTCAAATTCAGTCTTCAATCTCCGCTGAACAAGCTCAAGCTAGTAAAAATCAAGCAGAAGCTGGAATAGCGATGTTAGAAGGCCAACAGATGATATAATATGATACCGAATATTGAAACGGCTACGGCTATAGAAAAGGCACAGCAAAAAGAGCGTGACTCTTTAATTACTGCAATTTTAAACGTAATGAGAACTGAAGCAGGAAAAGTTCTTATTTGGGAATTGCTAGATTTATGTGATATCCATAGTGACATATTTACGGGCAACAGCCAAACGTTTTATCTAGAAGGTAAGAGGTCTGTGGGGTTACAAATCCTACAGTTATTGGAAGAGGCAGACCCGGAATTTTATCCAATGCTTCTTCTGGAAAGAGCAAAACAATCAAAGGTGAATAAATGAGCCAAGACGCTTCCGCCCAATCACACGCATCGGACGCTTCCCAGCAGGCTGCAGATACCCAGCAGTCTCAAGCGACCTCAAGTGCACAACAGTCTTCTGCTGACTCAGTATCTCAGCAAAATACAAATACGCAAACTGCCCAACAGCAACCACAAGCTCAGGATACTTCAGACGAGTCTTCGCAAACTGAACGCGTAGTACCTGCCGCCACTGAATATAAGTTGCCAAAGGGAGTACCTGCAGAGTTTGGGGAATTCGCAAACGCGAACGGATTTACTCAGGAGCAGGTAGACGCTTCACTACAACAGTTTGGTAAAGTACTCGCGAGTCATGATGCTTCTACGCGCACGGCGATGCATCAGGCTGGCATAAACCAACTCGAGCAGTGGGGTGATAAAAAGGATGAAAACCTCGCCGTTATTCGACAAGGTCTAGCTTTTCACGACCCTAATGGAGAGCTTACTAAAGTATTGAATGACACTGGCTATGGTAATAGTCCTGTAGTTCTTAATTTCCTCTTGAGTCTTGGTACAAAGCTAAAAGAGGGCGGATTTATTAAAGGTAGAGCGCAGTCCACTAAACCTGCGCGAACTAGTATGGCACATAGAATGTACCCTAATGACGTGCCTAAACAGTAAGGAGAATTATAATGGTATATGATCCAAGTGGCGGATGGCCAACAATTGGCGAGCTCACCAAACAACTAGAGCCGGATGGAACCCTGGCCGCTGTAGGTCAGTTGCTCTCGGAAACAAATGAGGTTCTCGATGACATGCCTTTTTACGAGGCAAATGAGACCACCTCGCATACTCATACAATCGACGCTACGCTTCCTGAAGGAACTTGGCGTAAACTCAATTATGGTATTCGACCAACTAAAGGCTCTACAGCTCAGGTTAGTGATACCATTGGCCTGCTTGAAGGCCGGTCAGAAGTTGATAAAGTACTCGCAAGAATGTCTCGAGATATCGCTCAGTTTCGTCTTAACGAGGATAAGAGGTTTCTTGAAGGTATGAATCAGCAGTTGGCCGACGCGTTATTTTATGGAGATTTGGTTTCCAATCCTGCAGGTTTTCTTGGGTTGTCTCCCCGTTATGACGTTCTCGGTACTCCAGCTAATAAGCCTCAGGCAAATGATTTTGGCATGGACCATGTTCTGTCAGGTGGAGGTTCTACTGCGGACTCTCAGGCATCTATATGGCTTGTAGGCTGGGGTGAAATGTCTGTGTTTGGAATTTACCCAAAAGGTTCTAAGGCTGGTATTGAAACTGAAGACCTCGGTGAAATTGACTGTCGTGACGCGGAAGGTAAAGTATTTCGTGGCTTGGCTACACATTATCGTCTGCAGCACGGTCTTGCTGTTAAAGATTGGCGTTATATCGTTCGAATCGCGAATGTTGAGGTTGGCGCAACTCTTGATGAAGCCGCGATTAATACACTTTGCGATATCATGATTGACGCAACTAATGCGATTCCGTATCTTAACGCCTGCCGCCCGGTTTTCTATATGAACCGCCAAGTACGTTCAAGATTCCAGAAGGCCGCGCTCAGAAAAAACAATATGGCTCTGAGTATGGATGATGTATACGGAGTCCAAAACCAGCTGAACATCTCCGGTATTCCTCTGAAACAGTGTGATGCTCTGCTTACAACTGAAGCCGTTGTGGCTTAAGGAGGACTATAATGATACTTGATTATGAATCAATGTTTCTTGATGAAGCCGCATTTGACGCGACTCCGGCTGTTCTTGATCTTGGGTGTATCAGGCCCGGCCCCGGACGTCCATTGAAAGTTTTCGCGTCAGGCGTAGGCGTAACTGATATGACTGCTATTGCAGTTACTGACGGTGCTACTGTAGGAGCCGCGACAGACGCGCTCCTTACTGTGCCTGCTTCAGCTACTGAGATGAATGAAGGCGGCGTGACTTTTACATTACCTTCTGAAACTAAAGAGTTTGTTACAATTGCTCTTACAGGTATTACAGCAGGTACAGTAACTGCCGGAATCATTTTAGACAGTGGTCAAACTAATAAATAAATAGCACGTTAGTGTAAATTCTAAGGCTCGGTAATATTCTATTACCGAGCTTTTTGAGGTATGAAATGGCTTATACAGACCAAGATAACTATAAGGCCCTTAGCGCGGCCCAGAAGATAGCAGTTGCTTCTGCAGTAGACGCAATTCGTGCAGCTTTTGCAACGGCTTCTGGGTCTGAGAAGAAACATAATATGACTACTATTTTTATGATAGAGTCAAAGGAGCAAAAAGAATCATGAAATGCGTATGCAGACGAAAGTGTTATATTACTCCTCCGGCGGGCGGTAGGCCTATTAGGTATAATCCGGGTGACGTCGAAACATTTAAAAAGTGTCCGTTGCATTTCGTGCCACTTGAAGACGCAGCTATTGATTTTTTGACGGCTTCAGAAGCTGAGCTTACTGAAGCTACTTGGCTTTTTGAGGATGCTAAAAAAGTAATTCTTGATAAGTTTAACGTGGCCTTAAAAAAAGAATCGAAAGCTAAAGTGGTCGCCCAAATTTTAGACGTACGTGAACGCGAAGCGAACCAGCCGCCTAAACCAAACGTTCCTCCTGCTCAGTAAGGTTAGTTTATGCCACAATCTAAAGTCGATATCTGCAACCTAGCTTTGGCGCATCTTGGCCTGGAATCTATCAGATCGATAGACGAAGATAACAAGCGTGCTAGAATGGCTAAAGTATTTTTTGATAGCCTACGGGATCAGTTACTTACTAAGTTTGACTGGCCTTTCGCACGTAGATATAAGAAACTCTCCGCCCTTGATCTCGATGAAAGCGAGATACCTTCTAATCTATATCCGTACGCTTTACCCGCTGGGTGTTTAGTGCCACGAGATATAGCTCCTAGAGGCAGTTCTACTAGGTGGATAATTCTTGGCTCGGATAGGGGCCCCACTTTATTTTGTGAAACCGCGGCAGGCGAGGACGGCATATACCTATACTATACCCATCAAGAAGTTAACCCAGCGGCTTTTTCAACAACTTTTTCATTTTTGTTAGGTCTCGGTATGGCAGTCTTTATGTCGCCAGCTTTGACTGGAACTAGGTCTCTAACTAAACAGTTAAACGACCAGTTTATAGTCGAGCAGTCTAATGTCTGGGAGGCCGATGCGAACGGAGAGAATGACTATATTTCGTACGACAGCGACCCTGAAAATGACAAATTTGTCAACCCTGATTGATAGGAGTTTGTAATGCCTACAGTTCATAGACTTAAGCATTCATTTACAGCGGGTGAGTTATCCCCTTTAATGAACGACAGGGTTGATTTTGAAAGATACAAAAACGGGTGTGAACAACTGGTCAATGCTATTTGTGCTACACAAGGACCCGCGGTTAGGCGCCCAGGAACTAAGTTTATTTATGATCTTACTTCATTAGGACTTGACACCGCAAATCCTGAGGTAAGACAAATTTCTTTTATATTTAATGAAATACAGGCATATGATTTAGTTTTCTTTAGGCATACTGATGGCACTGCAAGACTCGTTTTTGGATACAGAGACGGATTAATAGTATATGATGACCCTCCTATAACTGAGTGCCCTCCAGGAACATCTGTTTCAGAAACAGCTGGAGAAGTAGTAATGCTCACTCTTCCTAGTGCCTGGGATATAGAAAATTTTGATTGGGCACAGTCTGCTGATGAAATGTATATAGCTCAATCAGGTCTGCTTCCGCATATTATAAAAAGATGGGGGCACTATTGTTGGGAGCTCACTGAAATAACTTTCACAGACCAGCCTTCTGAATGGAATTCGACAGACGGATATCCCGAGCGCGTAACTTTCCATCAGCAAAGACTGGTGTTCGCAGCAAACTTAACGAGAAGGCAAACCGTGTGGACTTCTCAAGCAGGGGACTTTTCAAACTTTGGCGTTAGCTCCCCTTTACTTGACTCAGATGCAATTACATTTACACTTGACTCAGGGACTCAAAATAAAATAGTATGGATTACGTCAGGTAAATCTTTACATATAGGAACGATTGGTAATGAGTGGACTGTTCAAGGGTCTACTCAGACAGCGTTAACCCCAACAAATATTTTAGCACAGCGGCAGACTAATAATGGGTCAGAGGCAAATAAACCATTATTAGTTGGATTGACGACGCTATTTGTAGAGCGCCATGGCCGAACGGTGAATGAATTTGTTTATGATTATACATATGATAGCTATAAAACGTCTGACATGGCTATTTTGTCGCCTCATTTAACTGAAAATTATTCCATAATTGATTGGGCTTATCAACAAACTCCAGACAGTATAATATGGTGTGTTCGTGAAGACGGGCGTATTATAGCTATCACTTACCAGAGGCAGCATAAAGTAGTAGGATGGCACCAACATACTACTCAAGGTAATTATAAGTCGGTTGCGTGCATCCCAGGTGAAACTAGAGAGGACGACGTCTGGTTTATAGTTCAACGTGAGGTAGACGGGGAGGACAAGTATTACCTAGAAAAACTTGATGATATGTTTAAGTCTGATTCACCACTTGACGCTAGATTTTTAGATAGCTACGCAGTTTATAGTGGAGCTGCTACTAGTGAGTTAACTAGGCTTGATCATTTAGAAGGACTCGATGTAGCTATTTTGGCCAATGGGGCTGTACACCCAAATAGAACAGTAATAGACGGCAGTATAACACTTAATAATTCTTATACAGATGTCGTAGTAGGTTTAAGCTATACAACTATAATTAAACCTAACTTAGTTGACGTACCCGGAAATAACGGAACTATATTAGGCCGATACCAAAGGTATGTACAGCTGTATATCGATTTTTATAAGACCATAGGCTGTAAAGTAGGCATATCTGACATATTTGAAGGCGATCGCGAAGAAGAAGTTCCTTTTAGACGCGTTTCTGATATGACAGGAGAGCAAATTCCGCTGTTTTCCGGATGGATATTATATGATCTTCCTGAGAGTGTAGGTCGTAATACTCGGTATTATATTAAACAAGATTTGCCTTTGCCAATGACTGTTAGAGGTATCGTAGATTCAGTTGAGGTAGGAGATATATAATGGCGTGGATGATAATCGCGGCTCAAGCTATAAGTTCTATAATTTCTGCTAATAGTGCGAGTAAGCAAAACGAAAGTCAGCTAGCGTGGAATAGGTATAACGCAGAAGCAAATTATAATACTGCGCTGACAAATATAGCAGCTAGGTCGGCAATTAGTCAAGCTAATGCCGCTATGGCTATGGCAACCGGTAGGCTGCAAGCTAACGCATCTTTAGCTACTGCTGAGACCAATGCTAATATAATCTGGGCGACCACTGTATATAATGATAGGCTGCTAGCAGAAGAGCTTGACCAGATGTGGAATGCTGAAGAGCTTGACCAGGGGCTTTTAGCTAAACAGCGAGCTGTAGAGCGCGGCGGCATCGAGGCTCAACAGGCTGCGTCAGGCACAGTTATGGGTCAAGATAGTAATGCAGATGTTATTATTGACCAGAAGACCGCTGAGGCTCTTGACTCATTTGTTATAAGGCATAACGCGGATATTAAGGCCGCCGAGATATCGAATGCTCGGGCTAAAGGTTTATGGGAAGGTAATATGGCCGTTAAGAAAACTCTATGGGAGGGAAATCTCGCGGCAAATATGTCTTTGGCTAATAGCAAACTTCAAGCAGCTGGAATGATAACTGAGTCTATAATTTCAAATGCTGCGGATAGAGCTTCAGCAATCAGCGCACGCGATGCTGGAATGGCTGGGGCTGATACAAATTATAATCAGAATAACACCCAGATAGGCAGCAGTTTGTTATCTGGCTTGTTTAATACCGGGGCTCAAGCAGCTTCCGATTATTACGGGAGAGACTAATGGCTAAGCTTCCATCAATTGGTGTTCAGACTGGAAACACTAGTAGGGGCATGCTTAACCCGGTACTTGTAGACGGCTCTAGCGCGGTCTCAAGTATACGCGCCCCTTATATAAACCCTAATGCCGCAAATATACGTCGGACGGATATGCCTGTCCCGAAAATCATAGTTTCTGACGCCCCAGCTGCCGCAGCTAATATGGCTCAAGTTTGGACTAACGCCGCGATGGACTATCATGATCGCCAAGCTACCGCAAGAGCCGAAGAAAATATGATTAGTGCTCAAGACCAAATGACCAGCCTGTTTATCGAATATGAGACACAAGTCGGGCGTGCTGGAGTAGACGGTTACAAGAATTATCAAGAGAGTATTAATAATATAATGTCAGAAATTTCTGCCGGGTCTGATGAGTCTGTAAAGCTGAAACAGACTATGCCCTTGAAAAAGATGACAAATAATTTTTTGTCTAAAGGCGCTGAGCATGCAGCTAAGCAAAATACGGTTTGGCAGGACCAAATTCGTATGGCTAAAGAGCAAGCCTTGGAGCGAAGATTAGTTTTAGACATGAAAGACCCTGAGAAGATGATGAATGTTCTCGGGGGCCAAATGGTAGAAATTGCTAAGCAAAATCCCGGAAATCCGGAGGCGGCGGTTTTACAACAGCAAATTCTGATGGAAAAGACTTTTCCTACTATAGTAGAAACTGCGATAGCTAAAGAAGACTTCGGCTTAGCTCAAAGGTATATTCAGATAGCCGGTGGCATAGACTCGCAATTTCAATCAAAGGTTCCTTTAGTTGGAACTGATTCACTTATCAAGATGGCTAATAAATTTGTCGATGCGCGAGCTAGGCAAAACGCGAGTCGTCTTACCGCAGAGAAGGAGCAGGCCGCTTTAATAAAACAGCAGAATGAAGAACAGTTTACTGGTATTTTAGATATATCATTAAAGACGGGAGACAAAGCTATTCTTAATATGGTTACGGACCCAGAAATGCGAGTTAAAGCTGAGAAGCTATTTGACGACCATATGGAGCATAGTGCTAGTTCGACTGACGCTGAAGTACTGGCTATGCAAAGGCTTCCAGAACTAGCGGATAATCCGAATGTTTTATTATCAGAAGAGTGGGCATCACTTGGGCCGAAACGGGCGGAGTATTATAAAAAAGCGGTAGCCCTAAGAGACGAGAATATCAAAAACTTAATAAATAACTCAAATGAATTCATAAACTCTATTTTGCCGCAGCCTGGGCCATTTACTAAGTTTATAAGCGAGGAAGTAGCTGCTGAAAGTCATAGTATGCGCCGTATGTTCGCGGATGCGATAATGAAGGCTAAAGAAGACGGTACTTCCCCTGAACTAGCTTTCTATGAGACTAAGAAGAAGATATTTGACCCACAGAATCCAAGTCGGCAATTTGCGCAATTTAAGTTGCAGAAAGGTCACCTGGTCGACGTTCCAGGACTTGAAAACGGCGGGCTTAGGCACCTAGACATCGATCTTCAAGCTTACAAAACTCCGGAAGAAAAGTCTTACGCTATAGCTAGAGAATATAAAATGGCATCTTACGACTTAGCGCAGATTTATGGGCTAACTAAGGCCAATCACGCGTCTGTTTTAGCTGACCCTACAATTAGGAAAAGATACACAAGAGACGCCACTAACCTTCGTCTGCAGTATGCCTATTACATGCAGGATATTAATACTACTTCAGGACCTATGCAATGAACAATGCCTACAAAATAAAAACTGAATTTGCTGAGTTTTATAGTGATGATAACCCCGCAAATTTAGCTTTACAGGCTGGATTTGAGATAGAAGATAAGGTTAATGCTGTACGGCGAAAGCAGGAGCTGATGGCTGAAGCTGCAAAAATAGAGACTCCAGCTCCGGAAGCCCCCTCAGCGGTCGTGACGGCACCTGAAGTTTCGGCGCCGACGACACCCGAAGTTTCAATACCGACAACACCCGAAGTTTCGACACCGACCGCAGTTTCCCAGGCCCCTACTGATTCGGAGATGACTATAGAACCAACTAAGTCTACTCCTAAAGAATTATTCGCTCAGGCCGTGGAAAGAGAACGCGGTATGCTGACTATACCAGATAGCGTAGCTGAACTCGAAGAGTTACGACAAAAGCGGCATGCTCGTAATTACGCAAAGTCTTTAGCTATGGGGACTAATGAAGTTTCTAAGGCCATAGCGTTAGAAGACAAGCCTCTTATTGAAGTCACTTCTCCGATAGAATTTTTAATGACTGGCGGCGCGGCTTCTTGGAAAATAGGCGGAGCTTACGGTCTTAAAATGTTTTTAGCGGCGTCTCCTGGTGAATACGGTATAACTTACGCAGCCGAAGAGCTGGCTGAAACACGCCCCTATTTAGGTATGGCAGCTGGCATCGGATTCGGATTAGTGCATGGACTAGCCGCGGAAAAAGCTATCAACAAAGTTAGAGGCGTACTCACTAGTAAAAATTCTAATGCTATTACTGAAGCGATAGAAAAAACAGTTTCTATGAAAATAGAAAGGGCGTCAACTGGTCAGTATGATCCTTTAACGGCGCCGCCAGTAGCTAAGTCTACTGGGCTATCTGAAGACCAGACTATTTTTAACATAAACTCTTCAAGCTCGGCTAATCAGGCGACCAGGAAAAACTACGCTCAGATTCAAGCGGAGAAGTTTAAGCATATGGCTAAACGCGTAGAGTCAGAGCGAGCATCAATACAGGTTAAAGTTGAAGCAGGGGACCTTCGTAGCCCTGAGGTTCGACAGGTATTTAGAGAGGTCATAGATTTAGCTCATAAAACAGAATTAACCCCCGATGAAGCTAAAACTATGCAGATACTTAAGACGGAGATTATAAAAGCTGAACGAGAAAGCTCTGTAGTTAATAAGACGCCAGACTTGCCTTTTAGTGAAGCCTCAAGTCCTATAGTTTCTAAGCGAATACATAACGCGGTTAGAAATAAAGTGAGTTCAGACTGGTATGGCGAGAATGCTTTAGAAACAATTGATGGCGAAGTCACTCCTGCTTCTATGGAGAAAGCCATAACAGCTCTCAGAGCACGACTTGTTAAAGAAGGTATGTCAATAGAAGACGCAGTTAAAAAAGCCCCTGACTTATTTAAAGAGCGTCTAGCTAAAGGCATGTATGGGGCTGACTTTATTGATGACGTAAATGCCCGGAACCAAGAACTTTTAAATGCCTTTAAAAAGGCTAATCCGAATAAAAAAGCCCCTTTAATACGCCTATATAAACAAGCGGAAGAAGAAATGCTTGAGATATATAAAAATGGTATTGACGAAGAAGTGGCTAAGAAGTTAGAGGCGGTAAAACCTGATTCTTTTGAAGGTATTAAAAATACGTATTATCGCGGCGGTATTGACGAACTTGACCCTAAGTATATGGCTCCCCCAGGTTCTATTGCTATGCGAAAAGCAGTGGAGGCCGGGCAGTCCAGATTTAAAGCTCATGACTATGACATTAGCGACCATCTTGTTTATGTCGAAGATAAGCATATAATTCGGTTTGAGCCTAATCTTTCTAGCCTTCCGAAGGCAGAACCCTCAAACGCAGTTTCACGGATATTTGATTATGATAATATAAAAACTGTCGGAGATATGCGTACAGCGCTAGGCAGGTTGTATAATAAATATAGAACGTCAAAGCAGCAAATCTGGCCGCCTAAAGGTTCTGCGGACATGCGACCTAAATACCCAGCGGCTGACCGTCTGAAAGTTGAAACTCCGTATTTTGATACTACTGACAATAAAGTTAAGACTTTCAAGGCTTTGCCAGACGACGAAGTCGAAGCTATCGCTAAGCTTTACGGCTGGGATCGGTCTATGATTAGTAATGTTACAGTTACTAACGATAAAGGGTCTTTCAGAATTTCAGCTGAAGATATCTTAAAAGGGCGCGAAGACTTTCAAGCTTGGCAAATAACTGACCCTAAAGGGGTTAAATTTAATCAATGGTGGTCAGTAGAGTCAAAAAATCTCGGTGCATCTGAGGCTAAGCTTTTAGGGCAGGAGGCCAATGTGTCCTCTAAGTTTAGAAAAGCGAATAGTGGTTTCCAGCAATACCGTAAGCAGCGAGAGGAGTTTCTGCGTAAAGCTATGGGCTTCCCGTCTGCTGAGGCGCATAAAGAATTAGGAAAAGCCTATGAGTATTATAATAAGTTAGACGAAGTAGCTGTAGTTCGTAATATTCTCGCAGCCGACGTAAAAAACCTTAAAGGGTCTCCCTATGAACGCCAGGCTAAAAAGGCTATGATTCTGTATGGAGATATGCTCAGCGGTTCTAACAGGCTGGGAGCCCTTAATGATATATCTCGTAATCATGCGAGGGCTATAGCCTATGAAGAAATCCATAAATACCAAGAAGGTCTTTCGCCAAAAGAACTTGCAGCTAATTACGACGACGTCGTGGCTAGGTATGCCGATGCCAATGACGTAGATTTTGAAGATGCTGATCTTGCTTTACGCCAACTGGCCGAAGAAGATGAAGCTAGACGAGTAAGTGAATATAGCTCTATGCAAGATTGGGAAATAGAGTCCGGTGACAGTTTAGTACCCCGCCAGGACTTATCAGTTAGCGATCAAGCAGGGGTTTCAATGCAAGTTGGAACGTACAGAAATCGAAGCGCGCTTGACCAGCTTACTGATGCCGAGTCCCTTAAATTAGGGCAGCAGCTAAATAGGGTAGAAGATCACTTTGGAGTGCGTTTCATTGACGATCTTTACATGCCAGCTTATATAGGGGGCAGCGGTAGAATAAATATATTTAAGCTTAACACAATGGACGACATGGCCAGCCTATTACAGACTCATGCTAGCTTTAGGGACTCTTCTGGCCAGATGTTAATTACTAGTGCGAAACGAGTTAATCCAGAACACGACCTAGGCATAGTTCCATATGAGGGATTTTCAGACGAGTCGGTGCAACTTATAAGCCGGACTCTTATGGATACTCAAGCCCAAATGGGAGAAATGGCTAGTGTCATATTAACCCATCCTGACGACATTATGTCTGTGCTGGCTTTCGATAAACTTAGAGCAGTAAACAGCATGTTGTCAACCCAGTTAAAAACAGGAGCACCAAGTGCAGAAAGTCTTGACGTATTTAGGTCACTTAACTTCAAAGGTAAAAACGATAGGGCGATTCTTAAGAATATCCTTAAGTCTCTTGATAGAAATTATATTGTAGGGCCAGATGGGTCTTTTGATATGAGGATGTCTCAGGCTCTGGCAGGTCAGTATGCCATGCTTAACACCCCCGCCCAAAGAGCATCGGCAGTGCTCAGATGGGCCGATATTGACACCCATTTAAATATGGCTGAGCATAATACTAAGATTAATGAACTCAGGTGGCAAGCTGAGAATATTTTAAAAAAGGTATGTGATTAATGCTTGAAGATTATCTAGGTAAAGCCTGTGGTCAAACTGCAGCGGCGAATCATACTGAATTAAATGCACTATTAAATAAGCTAGACAGTGAAGGGTCATTGTATAACTCTACGCCGCAGCCTGATACTAAAAAGGCGTCAAAAATTGATATGGCCTACGAGTTTTACGTTAACTCTTTGTTGTCTGACCCTGGAACGCACGGAGTTAATGTAGTGTCTAACTGTGTTCCTTTGACGTCAAGAGTTTTAGAAACCGCTATGTCGTCGGCCGTACAGTCTTTATCTACTCCACAAGGCCTTCAGCAGTTTAAAGAAGTCGCGGCAGAGGTAGAGGGTTTGGCCAAGGGTTCCGTAGATGCTATAAGGTTCCTTAAGTATAGATTTCTGAAACGCGCTGCGTCAAATGAAGCTGCATTAGCTCAGTTAAACATGCCAAAAGAACTTGCTAAGCAGGCTAAGATAGAATGGCAGCATAGGGCCATTAAGGGCGCTAATCTTAATACGTCAAATCAAATTCTGGTCAAAGGCTTAGACTATTTAGGGACAATATCTAACACTCCGGGAGAAGCACTAACTATCGGTGATACGTTTTTTAAAATCATAAACTACAGAGCTGAAATTTCAAAACAAGCTATGCGTAAAGCTCTTAGTATGAGTTCTGATGGGGCTGAAATAAACAAGCACTACACTGATTTTATGAATGAGGCACTATCAGGCAGTGATTTAGATATTATTAAAAAAGGACTTGATGATGCCGATATACGCACGTATACTAACAGGCCCGCTGGTAAGATGGATCAGGCGATGGCGGAAAAAGGACATGACATACCAGGAATGCGATGGGTCGTGCCCTTTAGGCGTACAATGGTTAATATTATGTCTTATGGTCTTAGTAGAACTCCGTTGGCTGCGATTCCGATTAAAGGATACAGTAACCGTACTGTAGCCGCACTTCAAGCCGGCGGCGCTGAACGAGCTGAAGCTATTGGAAGAATGGCTGCAGGAACTCTTGTTATTACAGGAGTAGGATATACCCTCAGTGACAGGCTAGACGGTCAGGCGCCAGTCAACGCCCAAGCTAGAGATTTATGGGAGAAAGACGGGCATAAGGAAAATACAATTAGGCTTGCCGACGGGCATATCCCGCTAGACATGTTAGGGCCATACGGGTTCTTCTTTAAAGCTCAGGCGTCCTATCAACAATTGGCGTCTAATATAGACCATGAAATGGATGCCGATGCTCAAAATACTATTGATGAGATGGCCGCAGACTATGTGTTCGCTCTGAGCGACGCGATGCTAGATGACCATTGGGTTAGCGGTTTGAGTGATGTAGTAGATATGCTAAACTCCTGTAGGCGAGAGGACAGCATAAAGCCATTTAAAATTTATATGACCAAGATTGGGTCAGGCTTTGTTCCTAACGTCGTCAAGAAAAGAGTTACTAGAAATATTGACCCAAATGTAAAACAGATAAATAGTCCCTTTGAAGCATTCATAAGTAAGGTTCCCTTCTGGTCAAAGAAGGTCACAAATAAGATTGATTTATGGGGTGAACCGATGACGTATGATCATTTTCTTGACCCGTCTATAGCTAGTCCCATTACGGGCAAAGACCCTGTCGCCTCTGAGATGCGTAAGATTGGTGTCAAAATTCCAGTAACTAGAGCCAACGCTTTTGGAGTGGCCCTCAGTCCACAAGAATATGAAGCTATGATGGTTTACGCGGGAAAGGGCTTTGGCACGCTACCACCGTTGAGAGATAAAATAGCTGAGATGATGCAGTCGCCGCTGTATAACGCTTTTGCACATGATGCAGGTAGAGCTGAGTTAATTCACGGCATAATTCTAGATTACCGAGCAGCCGCTAGAAGTGCTCTTTTAGAGGACCCAAGATTTAATTTGAAACAGCGTATTCAAATTGAACAGATTAAACAGCGAGAACGTATGCGTCAACAATAATAGGAGAACGAAATGACCGTAGACAGTTTAAGCCCACTTATCAGATATAAATATACAGGACCTGGAAGCTACGCTTTTAGTTTCAAAATATTTGCTGCGTCTGACGTTTTTATTCAGTATATAGACCCAGATGGCCTTGCGTCTTCATGGGTACGCGGTCTCGATTATGACGTAACTACTGTTGACGGTATTCAAGGTGGGACTTGTGTTTGTAGCAATGCCGCAGTAGACGGGTTCATAGAAATATATAGGCAGCTTCCAAGGACTCAAGAAGTTGATTTAATTAACGGAGATGCTCTGGATGTAAATTCTATTGAAACCGCGTTAGACCGTGCGGTTATGATAATTCAGCAACAGCAATTGGTCATTGACCAAACGGCGATTTCAGTAGCGTGGCGAGGCAACTGGGAAGTTTCTGGGCAGAACTATTTTGTGGGAGATGTTATAGTAGCGCCTGATAGTAACTGGTACGTATGCGTAGAAGCTCACATATCCGGTACAAGTTTTCCAGATGACTTAACTGCAGGGTATTGGGTTTTAGCCTACGATATTTCAGTAATTGAGGGGTATAAAGACCTTGCTGAAACTGCGGCCGCTGAAGCGACTTTATCAGCAAGTAGCGCGTCTTTATCAGCCACAGCTTCGGCGGCTTCTGCAGGCGAGTCTGCAACATACAGGAATGCGGCTCAGTTAGCAGAGGCTAATTCTGCCGAGAATGCTCAGAATGCGGCTAACTGCGCGCAGGACGCTTATGATAGTTCTGTAGTCGCGTCAGGTGAAGCTGACAGGGCGGAGGCCGCCGCTGATAGTGTTGAAGCCGCTTTTATAGTACATAAGACTAGCTCCACGGGGGCAGCAGAAATGCCAGTTGGCACGACCGCTCAAAGGCCTGCTGCCTCTAGTGGTATGCTTAGGTTTAATTCTGATATTGGTAGTTTTGAAGGACATGATGGCACTGATTGGGGCTCCATTGGAGGTGGTACTGTAGTTCCTGAAAGTATCCAGACAGCGGATTTTACGGCTGAGATTGGTAAAGCATATCCAGTAGATGCTTCGGCAGGTGATATCACAATGACGTTACCTACAACCAATTTGAGTGATGGTGATTGGGTAACTGTATTTGATGTTAATGGCACAGTTTCTAATGCTACTAGGCTCTATGTGACTGGCACTGTCTACGGTGATACAGAAGGTTTCTATACAGGAAACGCTAATATTTCGTTGACGTTCCAATATAGAGCAGCTTCAGACGATTGGAATATTGTTAATGGTATTGGTGAGGGAACTGAACAAGGTGGCAGCAGAACCACTATTTGGTCTGGTAGTGCTGGTGATGGGGTAACAGTTGATTGGTCTGATACTGATTATAGGCTTAGTGATTTTGATGAAATACTCCTTGTTGCCGGGCTACCGACAAGGAGGTTTCCAACTGTAATCACGCCCTCATTACTGAAAACATATGGTGTCTCAGTGGCTAGGGATAACTCAACTTACTTAAACAGTAATGGAGTTACAGACACCAGTTTTACGGTAGTCTCTCCCGGTAGCTTTGTTCTAACAGAAATCTATGGAATCAAATATGGAAATTAAGGAGACTGAATGAAATCTCTACACGATATTTTTGGGCAAGCTGATGGTGTGCTGGAAGAGGTTGTCATTCTCTCGGTAGGTTTGAATGGGGCGGGATCATATAGTCTACCATCTGGATACTCTTGGACAGATTTTGAATATATAACAATACTTAGTGGTAATGCTTCGGGACAAAGCAGGGGAAGCAATGTAGTTACGAAGCAATTTATACAAGCTAATCCTACTGCATGGGCTTCTATATTATCTGTCGGTGATGCAGATACATCCTTATCTGTGACTGTTAGCGCAACTAGCTTAACGGGGTTTACTATTGCCGCAGCTGGAACGGTATATATTAATAGTATTGTTGGCTACAAGAAACGGTATGCCACTAGGAACACCTCTAAAACCTTAATGGTTAACGGTGGCTCCAATGTTGCTGTAAGTTCCAGATATGAAATTGACATTACTTCCGAACTTGGGCCTGACTATCTTAACAGGGACTTGGTTGTTGTTGCTGAGATTTACAACTCAGATAGTAATGCTGGTTCAGCTATTACAGGGTGGGGTGACCCTGGGTGGGTGTATACTTCAGCTGGTGCTATCTATGGAGTTAAAGCCTCGGTGTCAAACGGTAAAATAATAGTACAGACAGGTAGGGATTACTTGGCTAGTATTAACGGCAACGTTTCTGGTCACCCTTTTGGCGTACTATCGGCTGTAATTTCTTCTACACTCTGCCGTGTAAAAGTTTGGAAAGTAGATGAATACTTGCCGGCAACAAAAAGCTCCGGTGACATGACTGCTATATGGGAAGGCAGTGCAGGGGTTAGTGTAACAGTTGATTGGTCTGGTACTGGATATAATCTTAGTGATTTTGACGTTATTTTAATTGAGGGGTTAGGTTATAGGGTTACAACGACAACGCCATTTACTCTCGATGCTAGGATTGGTAAATTATTCTCTGTGAGTAACCTTTTTGCAAACCAATCTCTTTATCATAAAGTTGATGAGGTATCAGCCATCGGTACTGACACCTCAAGAAGTACTTTGTACATTACCGGTATTACTGAAACGTCCATTTTTGTCGGCGTTGCTAATTCTGGTGGGTACAACGAGCCAACAGTTACAGGTATTTACGGAATAAATTTCAATTAAGAGGATAATATGAACTTTGTAAAAATAGGAGCAGTAAGTAATGCCCTCAAAGCAGGTGATATTGTAACTGGTAATTTTGCTTCAGCTAATGAAGTGCCTGTCAAATATTGGGATAAGGAAGAAAATCCAGATTATGATCCTTCTAACTCAGACAGTCAAGAGCGTATCTATATAAATACTTTTGTCGCTGAAGCTGAAGTAAGGCCATCTTCAGGATCTTATCAGATGCAAGAGGATGGTACTTGGTTGGATGTCACCACTGAGGCCGAAAAGTTATCTACTTTAATAGAATCAGCTACAGAGGCAACCACAGAATTTATACAGTCTGTTGTGGATTCATATAACATAGCACAAGGAGTTGTATTTACAAATGTACACAACTGTGCCAGCTACATTAACAACCCTACGTATACTCATTACCCATTTTGCAAGGAGGTATGGGATTGGAACGTAGAAGTATGGGAAGCCGCCAGAAATATACAGAGTCAAGTAATTAGCGGGACTATAGAAGCTCCAGAAACTAAAGAAGATTTCTGGTCGATGCTTCCACTATACTCAGGAACAACTACACCACAATAAGAGGTAGTATATGCCATGTCAAGAAGCTACAGGTTCCTGCTCTATCACTCCTGACGGGGATTGTATAGAACCTAAAGAATATAATCCGTCATTAACTCCGTTAACCGATGTTTATATAAGTGGAACAGACACATCGTTTACTATAGAGTGGAATGTGGCTGTGTCTAGACCGACTCAAGCAGTTAAACTAAGATACCGTATAGATTCATCAGTAGACTTAGGAGTACGAACTGAAGTAGATAGGGATGACGGAACATTGACAGTTGATTCTGGCCTAACTACCGGAGTCTTATATCTGCTATGGTTACGTCCAGAAACTGACACAGAATATGGGGACTGGCAACAATTTATAGCTATAACAGATGTTGGGTGGGACTCAGATTCAGAGACTGTCATATTTGCCGGAGAAACAGTCTTACATTTAACTGACGTAGTTATTTATTCATAGGAGATAGCATGACTATTCAACTAGATGACGTACTAGCAAGCGGGGATATTACTGATATAAAGAAGGGAGGAACAGGAAGCGCAGAGCAAGTCTTAAACCGATCTGAAGTTTTAACCGAGATAGAAACTCATGCAGCTATACCGTTAGAGAAGGCGGTATTTGATATCACAGTAGACGCCCCTACCCACCAAGAAGGTATCATATTTTGGGATAAAGAACACGGTGCTATCGCGGGTATGTGTGAGGTAGATGGAGTAGTAATCCAGTACGGTTTTGAAATGCTGTTAAGAGTTGTTAATAACTCTGGAGCTACTATACTTAACGGGTACGCTTGTAAAATTACTGGAGTAGATGCCACTAACTTCTTACCTGAGATTGAGCTTGCATTAGCCGACACTTATGTTAACTCAGTGGTTAAAGGGATTGCTACCAGCGACATAGCCGACGGAGATATAGGGTATATTACTGTGTTTGGTGGGGTTCATGACCTAGATACTTCTTCATTTTCAGTAGGGGATACTTTGTATCTATCAGATACTGTTCCAGGTCAGTACACAACAACTCCTCCTGCTATAGTAACACGTATAGGTGAAGTACGTGTTTCAGATAGCTCTACTGGAGTTATATTTTCAAATATAAATAGCAATTCCCAACTGCCGACTGTTTTTGGCCATATGTACCAGACAGGAGAGGTGTATGCTGTAACTACCAGTTATCAAGACTTGCTTAATTTTAGCGTATCAAACCAGATAGCTTGTGACTTAGATACAGCAACTGGAGTTATACA